GGGCGCAAGTTGAACCGGCAACAGCTCGACACCATCATAGCGCGAGCAGCGTCGAAGGTGGCGCAAGACATGTTCTTCAACTACCGGCAAGTGTCCATGTTGAATGAGGTGGTGCGCCGAATGCCCATCCTTTCGACGGGCTCATCGTTTTACACCTGGTTCTTCAAGGCGATGGACTTCCCCGGCAAGAAGGGTCTCGGCAGCAGGCTCGTCGATTTTACCGGGATGCCTTGGATGGAAACGAACAATGCGGCCATCAACGCTAGAATCGGCAGGAGCGCTCTTGGTGTTTCTGCCAGGCGCTCTGCCATCATCCAAGGCTTGCAGAGCGACATGAACCCCGACAAAGAGCGCATTCGTCGCATGTTGTCCTTTTTCCCGAGAGGCGAAGGTCTCAGCCTGGTTCGCACCACCAATGAGCCTGGCATTATCGATGTGATGGGACTGACCGGCTATAGCTGGTCAGAGCCGACCGACACGGTGTTCAGGGGTGGACTGCGAATGCTGGCGCCAGCGCTAGCGGCGATGAACGCTGACGATGAGACCCTTCTGGCCGACGACGAGGCGTCCGCGCAGGAAACCCTCAAAGACCCGTCCAAAGAGCTGCCAAAGGAAGTCCGAGACCGCATCAAACAGCGCCGCAAGTTCTACGACAAGGTTGACAACAACGAGATATTCATCCCCGCAGATGCCGCTAAAATAGTGGGCCAGGGCGGTGGACTTCTATACAACACGGTTCATACGCTGCTAAACACCAGAGAGGCACCTACCGAGCAAAGAATTGGAAGCATTGCGCGCTCGCTGGCAAAGATGTTCATCGGAGGGACGCCAGCGACGGCGGTCGAGATGGCAATCTTGGGTGTCGAGAGCCCGCTGGCCAAATACACCGGACGGCAGTGGGCATACATGGACTGGCAGAAAGAGATGCCGCCGAAGGTCGATAAGCTCATAGACTATATGGCTTATCGAATGAGCGGGGTTGGCTGGAGAGAGGCGGCAGTAGCCAATAAACTAGGAAGCTACAAACATCGAACCGAGAAGTCGTGGAACAAGGGCATCAATGAGAACGCCAAAAGGCTCAACAAGGTCATAGATAACCAGATAAAACAGCACAAGAAGGAGCGGGGCGAGAAGTGGGTAAAAGCGAAGAAGGCAGAGAAGGTGCGAAACAAGGCTCTCGCGAAACTGCTGACAGATAGGCGCAAGCGAATTATGAAGAGAGCTGATGACGACGCAAAGGAATTTAAGGATTCCAGTCGCCGGCGCCGAACTCCGCCGACGACGACGACGCTCTCAATTCCGCCCCCTCAATGACACCCTTCCAGTGCATGGCGCCGGTCTTCTTGGTCTCTTCATGTCCGCGCTTTCTCATCCTGGCACACATCGCTCGAGCGCTCATTGGTCGGATGCCCTGGTCCTTGCACCACATCTCGTACAGCCCGCGTAGTTTGCTGCGAGATATCGAGCCGTAGTTGCATGGGTTGGTGCATTCCTCAAGGAATTGGCCGAATACGTCTTCCTCTTCCCGGTAGGTTTTCGTTTCGGCTACCACTGACGCTGGCACGTCGAGACCCCTTTCAAACCACTTCACCGCACCGTCAACCGCCCAACTCAAGATGGCGTCACCCTCTTGCAGCAATTCGATGTCGAGGTCTGCGTTGCGCTCGTTCGCCCCTATCGTGTTATCGAACGGTATCAGCAGCATACGGCGCCAGATACCATGGTCTGTTCCGGTGATGCGGGGCTTGTGGTTGCCTGAGAGCCAGAGGGTATGCGTCGGATCGAACGTAGTGAAGTCCTGCTTCATGCCTCGAGCGGTGATGGCATCGCCACCTGTGAGCATCTTCAGCTTCGCCTCATCGAACCCGGCACCCTCGGCAACCTCACTGCCAACCGCCATTCGCAGGCCGCGCAAGAACATCATGTCCGTTGGGTGAACCCTGGACCGCTGCTTGATCAACAGGTCCGGTGGCGCTGCGCTCGCATAATCGCCCATCACCTTGAGCAGCACCCGAAACACGGTGCCCTTGCCGTTGGCGCCAGCGCCATGACAGAACAGGATGTGGTGGTCTCGCGTTGAGCCGGTCAGACTGTAGCCGACCGCTCTCTGCATGAAATCGACCAGGTTATGATCACCCCGAAACACCCAAGAAAGGAACTCGAGCCACTTTGTTGGTTCGACACCCGGCGTATAGCGGTACGGCGCCATCTTGGTGCATAAGAAATGTGGCTTTCGGGGCTTGAGCTCTCCGCTTCTGAGGTCTATAATGCCCGATTCGCAATTCAGCAACCATCGGTTTGCGTCCAGCTGTTCTGGCGTTACCGGAATGCCGCCCTCAGACGACGCCAGCTTCATCATCGCCGCACGTTTCGCCGCTGACTCGCTGCTTCTGGCGTGTTTGTTGATGGCTTCCTTGAGGTCTGCGTCGTCTTCGATCTTCTCAGCCTCGACAAAGATGTTCCGCACGACGTTCTTGACGTGCTTCTCGACCGCGCCGACACGGTCCTTGCCCCAGCGCTTGCCGTCCCAAACCAACCAGGTGTTCCAGTCGTGGCAGTAGCGCACCACTTCGCCGCATTGCTCCGAGAACCGCTCGGCGTTGCCGGTGTCGGTCAGACCCTTGGTGCGAAGCGGCGCTGGCTTGGAGGCATTGGAGATGGCGGCGCCAGCGGCCAGGGCGACATCGCCAGCGCTCAGATTGTGCTTGTCGGCCCAATAGGTAAAGGCGTACCACATGTCGTCTTCGCTGACGCGCATCGCCTTGCCGCGAAACACCAACTCTTTGAGTTGCATCTCGAGGTTGGAGGACGGTGTCTGCTTGAGCAGCCACTCTTTCCACTTGTCCGACTGTTTGCTCACTTCAACCCCATAAGCGCCCAAGCGCGACTGTCCGGCCATCGACCAGGCCGAAGTCTCTCTGCCGCTCTGACGAGCTCAAGAGCCTGCTGGGCAGACGTAATGCGCTGTAATCTCAGGCACTCGTGGAGGTAACTGCGCGAGATAATCTTGCGCCCCCTCTCAGTGCGCGCCTGCGCGGTGCGCGAGATGTTACCAAAGGTTTTGATCAAAGACTCTAGCGTTGTGTTTTTCCGTTTCATCTTCCAACCTTGCGAAGTACATCGCTTGCCAGCATCCCAAGCGAGTCACACCATTGGACAAAACCGTCGAGAGTCAAACCGTCTCCCTTCTCCCAGTTCGCCATCGTATTGGCATGAACGCCAGCCCGAAACGCCAGCTCTTCCCGAGACAGGTTTCGCCGCTCGCGCGCCTCTTTCAGGAACTTGCTCAGTATTTTTCTTGTGTTACCAACCGCCATCACAGCCCCACTGCCTTGAGTGCCTCTTCCACAGAGCGGACGATGGCGTAGAGACCTCCGCGCCGCTCCCATACGTTCTGTTGCCAGTTCTTCTGGACCTTCGATTGCCTGCCCGTGGCAGTCTTGACCTCGAGCGCATAGGGCAGCGGGTGGACCTCATGTCCGCAGCGAGCGCAGACCTGTCCACCAATGATGCCCTGAAGGTCGGCCTCACCAGGCGTGCCGATTCGTTGCGGCCTGCCGTCTCGCGTGTAGAACGTGCCGACGTTGCGCCGCTGAACCAGCACAGTCGGCAGCGAGCCGAGAGCCATGCGAATGCGCTGCTGTATGACGTTTTCTTTTACGCCCATCGCCGGGTCCACTTACGCACCCTCGAGGACGGTGGCGTTCGCACAAACTGCAGACCTGGAGGCTGAACGCCAACCTGGTGGTAGGACCATCGCCAGTGTCGGCCAGAGCGTATGCGAGCGCGCTCGGCCTCTTCCCAGTCCTGCTTGGTCACACCGGGCGGGCATGGCCGCGCACGTCGCATCTTGCCGTCTGGTGAGGTGATAGGCGCAGACTCTGGCGGCAACTCGACCAGTTCGCCCTTGACCAGGCGCACGCGCCGTTCTTTGATCAACAACTCGCCGCCACAAACAGAGCACACCGTTGCGTGCGCTGGCATGACAGCTGCACAGGCGCCGCACAACTTCGCCCTCGGCACCGCTTCGCTCGCTTCTTTCTTGGTGCGCGCCGCAATGTTCCACTCCATCGGATAGTCAAGGTTGCCGTGACGCAAGGCGCAACCGCCATGATCAAGGATGACCGCGTCCTTCTTGCCCTCGAGCGTCCTCAGAGCCCTGCCAGCCATCTGCCGCCACAACGACAGGCTGAGAGTCGCGCGAGCCACAGAGATGGCGCTGACGCGCCGCACATCGAGCCCTTCAGTGCAAACACCGACGTTGCAGACAACCATGGTCTCGCCAGACTCGAGCCTACCCAAGATAGCTTTGCGCTCGACGGTAGGGGTTTCGCCGTCGAGGTGCTCTGCCGTTGTCCACTTGCCTATTTCAGCGGCAAGAGCTCTGGAGTGTTTGACCGACGAGGCAAAGACAATGGCACTTCTGTCGCCAGCGTACTTACGCAGGTTGTCGGACACTCCACCGACGAGCGGTTGCGACTCGTATTGCTGCGATTGCGATGCGGAGGTGAACTCGCCCATACGCACGCGCAGGTCTTTGTAGTTGAGCATTGGAATTGAGTACGTCTTGAACGGCACCAGGTAGCCACCGCTGACCAGGTCGCGAATCGATGGACCCTCCATCAGGGTGGTCGCCCACGGGAAGCCGCCACCGTCAAGCCGCCAAGGCGTTGCCGTTAGGCCGAGTCGTCGCGGAGTCGGCCAGCGCCTAATCACCTTGAGGTAGCTTTCGGCAGCACCAAGGTGCGCCTCGTCAATCAGCAGGTAGTCTGGAGTCCAGGGCAGCGGTTTCTTGCGTCGAGCCAGCGTCTGAACCATGCAAATCTGTAGTGGCGCCCACGGGTCGGCGTTGCGCGGCCACTTGGCAGCTACAACGCCGGCCCGCAGGCCAAACTTTTCGGCAGTCTCGAGCCACTGCGAGACCAGCTCATCGCGATGGACGACGACTGCAACGCGGCCATGTACCGAATGAATCATCCGACACACCTCGACCGCCAGCACCGTCTTGCCAGCACCCGTAGGTAGCTGCAAGACGACGCCATGGTGGTCTTGGTGGACGCGCCGCAGTCGATCAACCAGGTCGCTCTGGAAAGGACGTAGGTCCATTAGAGCGGCAGCATCATTTTGGTCACATCGACCGCCGACTCGCCAGTGTCGATCAGACCCTGCAGCTTGTCGGCCATGAGTTGCGCGTTCGACGGCGAACTGCACATCACCTTGTAGCCCTGGTCGCCCTCGTAGTAGCGCAAGGTCATGTCCTCATCGACCTCGACCCGGCGATCCTGAGTCTCGCCAACGATGTCCATCGCCGCTTGCTGCTGCTCGGGGGTCACCACCTTGGCGACCTTGGGCTTGACCATCGGAACAAACGCCCGCTTGACCTCGACGCGCCCCATCTCGAGCACCTCGACCAGCATCACAATGCAGTTGTCATCGGCGTCAGCAACAACCTGGTCGCGGACCCTGTTCGCCTGCCTCTTGCCCCTGAACTCCTCGCTGACGATGGCAACCACATCGCTGCCCTCATCCTTGGTACACCAAAAAACGCTCATCGCGCCCTCCTCGTATGCTGGGTATAAATCGGCTCGATGGTCACCCCAGCGATATTGACATCGCCATCGAGTCGTTCTGCTAGTTCTGCGATCTTGGCGACATCGACCGTCAGGTACTCTTGCGGCACCTGCGCCCGGTCAATCACCTCGACCCGATACTTCACCTTGATCTTGGCGAACCCAAGGTCGGTCTGAGTCGTCGCAGACTCCATCGCCTTGCGGTTGCGCCGTTCGATTTCCTCGTCGTAAACGACATCGGCGTAAGCGTTCGACGCTCGCTCGCTCAGACCCTTGTCGCGTTGCTTGGCGCCCTCGGCGTCAGCAACTTGCTGCGCCGCCAACTCTGCAGCTAGCAACGCCTCTTTGCGCTCGAGATGTTGTTTGTGCAAGTACGGTTGCTGAACCTGCTCGATGTGCGCCAACGCTTCTTTGATAGGCGCGAGCGCACCTTGGCGAAACGCGGTGTCAATTTCCTTTTTCTTTTCATGCAGTGGCGCAGTGTGCGTCTTGCGCAACTTTTCTATGCGCTTGCTTGCGTCTTTCAACGCGATGACGGCCTTGACGCACCTGTCATGGTCCTCGTCGGTCGAGCAAACCAAGTCAAGGGCAGCGTTCGCCCATCGGCGCGATTCGGCAGATAGCGGCGCCAAGTCCTGCAGAGCTCTGGCGACCAGCCCGGTTGGCGCCAGGTCAGCAGGCAACTCCGGTTGTGGTTCGCTCGCGACCATGCCACGCATACCCTCGAGCACGTTCATCAGGATGCGCACGTCCTTGCCCGCGCGATGTGCGCCTTCGACCGAGACGCTGAAGTGTTCCGCAACGTCGACCAGGCGGAACCGTTTCAGCGGCAAGGTCTTGCGGGCGATGGGAAGCAAGTCAACCCAAGCGGTCGCCGGCATGGCGAGACCGTGCCGCGCCAACTCAGCCTCGAGCATTGGCCGGTCGAATCGGTCACCGTTGTAGGTCACCACTGGAGGCGGTGGCGAAACCCAGCGCAGCACCTCACTCGCCTTGGTGTACGAAAACGGCGCGTAGCTGGCCGCGCGCTCGTCGGTTATGCCGTGGACCCGTGTCGCCATCCTGCCGATAGGTCGCTCTGGATTGACCAGGAAGGACCACTCGCGCAGGACGGCGCCAGCGCGAACCTCGAGTAGACCGACCTCAACGATGCGGTCATTCGCAACGTCAAGGCCGGTCGTCTCGAGATCGAGCACGATGTAATGGTCTGGAAGTTTGACCCGTTTCATCGTCGACCAACGAGTGCGACGTATTCGTTGAACTGATCGGTGTACTTCCAGGGTTTCTCAATGGCGTACAAGACCACATCCATATCGTTGTCGCACTTCTCGGCGAGCCAAGAGATGAAACCAGAGAACAGCTCATGGTTTCGGTCCACCAAACGGTCTACGGTCAAATCATCCATCACACACCCCCTAGAACGGCAAGTCCGCGCCATCGTCGGCCAACTGCGCCTTGCGATGGTCGTACACCGCTTTGTACTCAGCCCGCAACGCCTCGTCGCTGGTCGACTTCCAAGCGCTGGCGAACACCTCGCGCAGGTAGTCTTCCTTGTCGGCGCCACCAATCGCCGCAACGAAGTCGACGTCATCCGACTCGCCCGACTCGCCCTGGTCCGGCGCGACCTCACACACGTAGGTGTGGTAGGTGTTGCCGGTGTGAGGGTTCTTGATGCCCTTGCAGGTCACCTCAATGACAACGTCCTTCATGGACTTGCCCTCGGCGGCGAGCCTGTCATCCAGTTCGATCAGCTTGGGAAGGTTCTTGCTAGCTGGTGACCAGCGTCGATCTTCCTCGATGACCATGACAGTGCCGTTCGCGTCTTTTTTCGACACAACGTAAGCGTCGATCGGCACGACTTCCCAGCTCCCGTTGGCGTTCGACGCCTGCTCAGGTTCATGGACATCCTTGATCTTCAGGCAGAGAGTCTCGCCAAGACCGATCTTGACGTACCCCGTCCCGTTGTTGCCAATGCTCTGACGAGCAGCCTTGTTGAATAGTGCCACAATGCACCTCCGTTGCGCATTTAGCGCGGTTGTGCTGGTCTGATTATCAGACACAGCGGTTTATGTCAACTAATCAAACCAACTCTGATGCCAGGCGCAACGCCAACTGAGCCTGCGCCGGCACCACTGCGTTGCCTAACGCGCGCAGTCTAGCTGGCCGGTGCGGCGGCTTGCCCGTGACCGTGCGCGGTGGCTCATGATCATACTGTGGCGAGTCGCCCCATTGACCCTTGATCATGGGCGCTGGAAAGGGCAGCGGTTGCGGTGCGTCACACTCGAGGTCAGTCCAGCCGAGCGGGAACCCCATCAACAATTCTACGAATGACGGGCTGAGTTTCCCTGGCACCTGCATGTCCAGGGTCACTTGCTTGCCGATAGCGATGCGCCGCTTGATGCTAGGGTTGCGGTAGTCGCCACGGTTCTTATCACCGTCTACCTTGACAGGGCTTGCCCATCGCTTCACCGCAACCGTCAGTTGCATCCCGGCGCCGTTGCCGTTGTTGTACAGCTTCTTGAGACGGTCTCGCCTTGCTTGGAATGCCTCGAGCGTCATGCCGTCGTTGAACACCCCGGCGTTCGGCGTCGGCCAGCGGTCGCCCCCCTTCACTTTCGGCCTGTCGGCTCGCACCGCATCAGTCAGCGACAAACCGCCGTGTGCCTTGCTACCGGGCGCATAGCGACCGCCAGACGACTTCGCATCGCCAGCGGTTGCGGTTGGCCAGCGACCGGGTTGCGGTGCCTTGCCAGCCCGAATCACCCGGTGACCTTCGCGGCCTCGCTCTGCGAGGATGAACACGCGCCAGCGGAGGTGAACCGCGCCTGTGTGAGCGGCAGCAACGCGCACCCACGTCAAGCCATAGCCGATGTCGCCAAGCGCACGTTCGACCTCGGGCTGCCACTTCGATAGCAGGGCTTGGACGTTTTCAATGACGAGGTATCGCGGCTGCAATTCGGCAGCGAGTCGCACCATTTCAAAGAACAGCGCGCTACGTTCGCCGTCGACCAGACCAGCTTGCGTGCCAGCCGACGACAGGTCTTGGCAGGGAAAGCCGCCAGCGAGCACGTCGACCGGCTCGAGGTTTTCTGCGGTGACCAGGCGCACGTCATCATAGACGGGCACGCCCGGCCAGCGTTTCTCGAGCACCTTCTGGCAGTAGGGGTTTTGTTCGACAAACCATGCAGGGGTTGCCCCGAAATGGCGCTCACACGCCAAGTCGAGACCCCCGATGCCACTAAACAGACTACCGACCTTCATTTCAACACCTCCAGACTGGCCGACCGCTCGCACCAGATACAGCGACCGCAGCCGCAAGGGTGAGCTCGTGTGCGACATGTGATGCACAGGCCGTCTGGTTGCTCGTCCGGTTCGATGCAGATGTTGCAGTTCGCGCAGTTGTACCATTCTTCCGGTATCGTCACCTGTTCGCCATACGCCCAGTGGCTGAACGGCGACCCGTCGTCGTCGTCGGCTTTCTCGAGCGTGAACAGGACGCGGTTTTCTGCGACGATGGCCCATGGCGCGGTCTCGACATCGCGACCGTATTTCTCGCGACGTGCAGCGGTTATGGTGAGTCCAACTACCTTGGCGCGGCGGGCACGGTCTCGACCCCAACCACCGCGCCATTCGACTGTGTCTCCGATTGCTACGTTCATCCTGTCACCTCCACCCGTCGATCGGGCATTGCTTCGATACCATGGTCGGCACAATCGGCAGCTTCGCAGCCATCCGAGGTCATGCCGCACGCACCAGGCGCCTCGCCAAGACCCCAACACCAAGAACTCGAGCACTCGACGTTGGGCCAGCCGAACCGCGACAGGTCAGTTTGTAGGGTTTCCGTTGTATGGCCGCACGCGCGGCAAGCTTGCTGGAGTGTCATTGTGTCACCTCCGATTTCTCCGCCTTGCGACACGTCCAAGAACAGACCTGCAAGTATGCTTCGACCGAACCTTCCCAGCGGTCACAAACTGTGCCGCAACCGGCGCAGTCGTAGCGAACCATCATCTTGCACGAGTAAACCCGTTGCCCCGTTGGCATATCTGCCAGCCTCGTTCGTTGTGTATATCTTGCTGCTATCATCTCTCACACCTCCTCAAGTGTTTATCCAACCAATCCAACAACGCGCCGTGATGCACTGAGCACCTCGATCGCTACGTTTCCGTTTCGTTTCTTTGCCGCTCGCTTGCGCGACGAATCGCCGCCGCCATGACGAACGACGAACACCGACGAGCGCCGATCATCCTCGCGCCTTGCACCATCGCAAGCGCCGCATGCATGACACGGCAGGCCGCGACCACGTAGCGCGATTGACTCTGTCGACGATGGGCAGAGCATGAAACCGGCAGGTACTCGCGTTGCGAGCGGATCGCCAACGAGGAACACGCGCCAACCGAGAGCGATGGCACGTCGCGCCTCCGCTTCACTGTGAACCGATAGCATGTGCGACGATTGTAGGTGGACGGCTTGCGCCTCGTGCGTATAGCCCAGCATGCTGAACCCTCGACGCTTGGCGGTCTCGAGGATCGCCAGCGCCACATCGACCGGCAGCGCGGCAAGGTCGCCAGCGACCGCCGAGCGGACCCGATCGATGCGGTATCGCTTGGCGAGTGTCAGCGTCAACCGCCATGCGTCCGCGTCGAAGCCTTCGCACGTCTCGATGGCGCGTGCCAGGTTCGCCGCCGGTTGCGTTGCCGCTTGCACGTTGTGCTGGACGTAGCACTTGCCGGTCTCGATGAACGGGCAGGAACCGCACACCGTCTCAATCTGCGGGCGAACGCTCCGAACATATGCCGCGCCGCGCGCGAGGCTTCCGCCTTTGAACGCTTGCATCTCCTGCCACGTTGACTCTGGCGCGATGGTCAAGCCGACCACCTGCCCGGTTTTCTTGTTGCCCTTGTTTATGGTTGCGATGGCGACGATGCCACTGCCCTTGTAGATCATTGCGTCAAACATCGTCTCCCCCCTTGGTGGCACCTTCGCTCATCTTGATCAACAGCGCCCGCGCTTCCAAGTTGAACCACAGTTCAGCCGGTGGTGTGGGTTGTGTGTTGTCCATCCAACAAAGAACGAAGGACACACCGCCCTGGTCGCGCTCCTTCATCATGTAGCGGGCAGTCCAATGGTCGCTGTTCTCTTGCATCGTCCACACCCGATCGAATTCAAAGCCATCTCCGCCCCGATGAACCATCACAGTGCAGTCAACGCGCCGCCATCGAACGACGCTGGCCGTTGTATTGCCCGGCGCCCGGTACAAGTCGCGCCGATGGCCAACCACCTGAAAGCGTCCGCGCCATGCTCGCTTGTAGATCATCGCGTCAAACATCGTAGCCACCTCTGCTTTTTTTCGGTTGGATAGAGCCCCGTCTTTCGGGGTCTCGCTTTGCAATTCCACTCGCCACCGCCAGCGGTCGCCGCGTCCAGGGTCCAACCCGATGCGCGAAGAGACGTGCCCGGCTCGCTGACCAGCGTATAGGTGAAAATCCGACGATAGCCGATGGCCTTGGCTGCCCGTGCCGCTGCGCCGTAGAGCATCGAACAAGCGTTGCGCGTGCCATCGCTGGCAAGCCGCACGACCTCGCACGTCCAACCGTCCTGCAAACGACGCGCAACCGGGCGCCCAACGATGGCGACCGCGCGCACCTGGTCATCATCATCGATGACCGAGATGCAGAACAGGCAACCGCGCGCGGCCTTGTGGTGGCGATGATTCGCCGTGATAAAGGCGTTCGCCGCGCGGAGTGTAATCGGTTTCAGTTTCATGACTGCACCCCCTCAACCAACGCCTTCGACACGGCGAACGTAACGAACTGCTCCAACAGTTCACCGGTCGGCATGTCGTTGTCATCGAAGTGCGCGCGGATGGCCAGGATGTCACCGTCATCGAAGTCATGCGAGACGGTGATCGTGGCGAACTCTTCGCGAACCTTCTTGCGATAGGTCGCCATCTCCGCGTCATAAGTGTCCATGGCGATGCGCTTGGCCTGCATGATGTTCAACCGATAATCGCCACGCCACCTGTCGCCGGCCTCGCGATTCAACTCCGCGAAACACTCATCGATGGTGTCAAGCACGTTGGCCGCGTACGACTTTTCGGCGCCATCGAAACCATCGAACGTGTCATCATGTCGGCTCATGAATGCGTTGTATGCGTTGCACTCGCCGACGCTGACCGCCTTGTCTTTGCTTAGATCCTGAAACTCCATCTTGTCACCTCCGAAAATGTTTTTTTCTTCTTAGAGTGCCTGAGGAAATCGGGATTGTCAACAATATCTTGTGTCTGCATGACCGGACACGGTTGCCTAGCTGTTGCGTCTTTGGCGAGAGCTGAGTTGACGCGGGCGGCGCCTGGTCGATAGTCTCCGAGACATGAACGAAGCGGAACCAGGCGGAACGTCGGCGACGAGGAAACACATCCTTCTCTGTAGCGAAGAGAAGGAGGAGCTTCAGCGGATTCTCGCCGACAAGAGAATCGACCCAGACTTGCGGATCCGAGCCCGAATCGTCTTGGATGCCGGCGACGGTTTGCACTGGACGCACACCGCAAACGAACTGAAAATATCGCGCGCTCGAGTGCATCGCTGGCGCGGCCGGTTCCGGTCGCATGGCTTGCCAGGCATCACAATCAAACTCGCGAACGGTCGCACACCGATCAAACGACTTGATCACACGCTCTCGCGCATGCCCGGCGATGGCGCCGAGGCAACGCCCGCCGACGTCAAGCGTGCAATCGTCGCGTTCATGGCTGAACTGCCAGACGATGACCCGCGTTCGCCGCACGCGCCAAGGGCAAAGGTCAAACTTGGAGCGCTGACCCTACTCGCGCGCATCGCATCCACCGAAGCCAAATCAGGAAACGAAAAGGAAGCCGATCAAACGCTGAGCTTATTGGAGACCTTGCGAGATGAAGCCGACGCCATCGCGGAGATGCCAGCACGCGAACCCCCGACGCTCGAGGATATCGTGTTTGACCTGGCGAAATGAATCGCGGCGCTTCGCGCCTTCACGCTAGCGAGTACATACGTCCGTGGAGCTCGAGGCTGCGCCTCTCGCAGGGTAGGTGGTAAGCCGCGCTCGTCGCTCGCTTCGCTCGCTCCTCGCTCCTGAGGTTGGGTGTCTGGGATAAAAGACCGAAGACCCTCCCCCCTTTTTTATTTTTCTCTATGGTTTTTTTGCGGCGACCCTACTTTTTCACAAGAGCTGGGGTCTTTGCGCCCCAAAACACCCCAACACTAAACGCCCGTTCAGTACAAAGGCCAAAACGCTGGGGCCTTTACACCCCAAAGTACCCCGAAAGTACCCCGAAAGTACCCCAAGAACAAAAGCGAACAATAACGCCCACCTACACCCCCATCCATCAGCTAAAGCATTTCGCTCCGGGGTACTTTGGACGACTTTTGTGCATAGCACTTGGGTTTCTGGAATGTTAAAACATCTGGGTTAGGATCACAAAAAACGGCTCTATCTACCCCGGATCAGGGTCTTTTCGTAATGATTTTGTATAGTTAGATACCCTCCCCAAAGTGCCCCGAAAGTACCCCGGATCGTGACACTGCTCTCCACCCCAAAGTGCCCCTAAAGTACCCCAAAGTACCCCTAACCTGACCGGGTGGTCAGGATTCGGCCCACCCCCAGCTCTCTCCAGCTCTCTCCAGTTCGCTCCAGAAAAACTTGCCACCCTCGTCAGCGGCGTGTTATCACTCGCGCACGACCAGGAGGGTTGATATGACCGAGCGTATTCCAGCCACCAGCGTGATCGCTGACGCCACTGGCATCGATTTGATGGCCCGACAGAGCAGCGAGTTTTTCGTCATCGAGAAGCAGTTCGCGATTCTTGGGCTCGCTGCGACGACGAACACCGAGGACTTGTTTGAGGCTATCAACACGACGTTGGATGATATGGGGATGAGCGAAAAGGTGCCGAAAGCCATCACGATGATGCCCACCCATGGCGATGGGATGTATCTGAAGACGTTCAACACCGACCCGGTGAACAACTTTGGTGCGGGCGCCGATGATCAGGGAATTTTGGTTGCCGAAGGGGACCGCATCACTCTGAAGATTGCTCAACCATCTGATGACGCACTCGGCTACCAGACGGCAGGTAGGGTGTACTGTGCCTGTTATTTCTAAGGATATTTCTACCATTGCGAGCCCACCTCGAGAGATTGTCGAGGGGATGCTGGTGGATACGCTCTGTCAGATAAAGGCGTCGATGGACGTGCTTTATGAGATGCCAGACGTGATGGACCCGGTCGAGAACCTCAAGGCGACGTATGTCGTCGCCAGGATGGAGGTGAAGAATGCCGTCGAGCTCCTCCAGCACCACCACGATGCGTCACTGAACCCGCGCCACCGCGCCGCTCGCCAGGTGATGCAGCGGTTTTTGGCGCTGCTCGAGGAGGACAACCTCGGCGCGGCGAAGATTGACAGCCTGGCCGACGAGCGGTGCGTGCGATTCGTAAGAGAGCTGGTGCGGTTTATGACTGCCGTACACACGCTGCTTCATGTGGATACAGAGGCGAAAGAACGAAAGGCGTTTCTGAGCGAATACATTGGCGACTGGATTCTGCCAGCGGCAGATACAGTTATCGAGGCATAGAATGGCAGCTAAGGGTAAGGGTAAGGCACGCGCCGCAGCAGCGGAAAAACTGCTGAAGACGGCGAAGAAGACGACGACGGCGAAGGGGTATCCACCTCACAAGGATTTTGGCTATCCAGAGTATGGCGACCACTCGGATTCCAACATGTGGTACACCTATGGGGATGGGGATGGCTATCCGAAGAAGGACAAGGCCGGCAAGCTGATTCCGTTGTGGGAGCAGGGCAAGAGATACGATGGCAAGACGGACACGGTGGTTCCTTTGAGCCCCATGAAACCTCCTCCTCGAGGCGAGACAGCGTCGTCCTGGTTCCAGTCGGCACCCAGCAAAAAGGTGCCCAAGGCAATCAGTCGCCCGATGACCGCGATGATCACGCGAATGCCGCTCGCCAAGAAGAAGACGAAGAAGACGAAGAAGACGAAGAAGAAATGAGCAACGCACGCGCCGCAGCAGCGAAAAAGATGTACGCACACGCGAAGAAGACATCGAAACCTGGCGATGGCAAGCGGTTTGCTGCCATGGTCAAAGGTGGCATGTCGCCAGCACTCGCGGCGTTTGTTGGCCGCAAGAAGTACGGCAAGAAGAAGTTTGCCGCGATGTCGACGGCAGGCAGAGCCCGTAAAGCGTGAATCCCAAGAAGCGGCTGCGTGAGATACGCAAGTGTGCCACTGACTTTGATTACTTCTGCAAGAAGTACGTCAAGATTGTCAACAAGAAGGGCAAGCTGGTCGCGTTGCGGCCCAACCAGGCTCAAGCGGTGCTCGGCGCCGCGTTCGACAGAGCCCCGCACTCGGCGAATATCTACAATCTGAAGGCCCGAAAACTGGGGTCATCGACGTATACAGCTGCACGGTTTTTCCATCGAGCGCTGTTTACGCCCAACTACTCGGTGATGGTTGTCGCTCACAAGGTCTCGAGCGCCAAGGATATCTTCAGGATTTACAAGCGGTTCTACGAGCACTTGCCAGAGTTTTTGCAGTTAGGACTGCGCGGCAAGAGCGCTGATACGATGGAGTTTTCGCACGGCTCGCGAATCATGTGTACCACCGCGAACTCCGACTCCGCTCGAGGCTCGACCAGTCAGGCCCTGCACCTCTCTGAGTTTGCGTTCTATTCGGACTTGCCCAACACCATGGCGTCGATCATGGGCTCGGTGCCAGATAGCGCCATCGTTGTGCGCGAGACGACCGCGAACGGGCTGAACGACGCTCACAGGCTATGGGTCGACCAGGATGGATACGAGAAGCTATTCATGCCCTGGACTATCGATCCAAAGTTGATCAGCAAGAAAGAGCCGAAGAGCGTTCCGAAGTTCATCGAGGAGTATGGCGAGGAGCACGGTCTCTCCAGAGCTCAGATATGGTGGGTCACCAACACCTGGCGCCACAAGCTGGCGGGCAACTGGCGGCTGTTCAACCAGGAGTTTCCGGTCAACGCCGAGGTCGCCTTCGTTACCAGCGGCGACAAGTTCTTCCCGATATCGTTCCCGGCCATTCGCATATCCAAGGAGAACGAGCACATCTATTGCGGCCAGCGGGAGTATGAAAAGCCAAGGAAGTTCCCGATTTACACCACAGGGGTCGATACGGCGAGCGGGTCGGTCGATGGAGACTTCTCGTCATACGTCACGATGGACGTCACCGACAAGCAAAAACCCCGTATTGTTTCGGCGTATTACGGTCGCGTGCCGCCGAGAAACTTCTCTGCCAAGGTTTACGAGGAGTGCCGGCGCTACGGCTCGCTGGCGGTTGTCGAGAGCAACAGCTACGGGCTCAGTGTCATCGAGTACCTGGTTGAGAAGATGTACGCCAACCTGTACCGCCGCACTTCGTATGACAAGATAGGCAACCGCTGGTCGGAGAAACTGGGATTCAGCACCAATAGGGGAAGCAGGCCGGTGTTGGTGTCGCGTCTCCATGAGTATGTGGTGAAGGGCTGGCTGCAGATAAACGACGATCGGCTCAAGAGCGAGGTCAACACGTTTGTCTACCACAAGGGAAAGCCGCAAGCGGAGGAAGGGGCGCACGACGACATGATCATGGCTACGGCGCTGGCCATCGAGGGGTTGAGCCAGGTTGATTCGGTGGTTTCGGAAAAAAAGAAAATTCGTCCTCGAGGCGTCAGGGAGATAATCGAGTGGGAATTGGTCAATGGCACCACGTTTGCCAGCCATGCCCATGAATTTGAAAACCCAAAGGACGAATGGGAAAATGAAAGAGAACTCTTGTCAATCTTGGATAACATGTGAGAAGGTCGGCTCAAGCCCCGGCCCCAAAGCCGTGAAACTTGAGTAGGTGGTAATATGGGATTGTTGAGTGTAGAGGAAAGAGGACGTCTTCAGGATGTAATGGAGACGCCCGAGAGCGAAGAGCCAGCGGGGGTGCAAGACCCTGTTACCTCAGAGGCACAGCCGGTTGAAGCGTCTGGTTCGGAAGAGTCGTCTGAAGTTGAGGAGGCCGTTGAGGCATCCGAGGTTGAGGAAGAAGGTGGTCACAAGGTTCCGTATGATCGGTTCCGCACCATCAACGACCAGCGCAAGTCTGCAGTAGAAGAGAGAGATGCCCTTCGCGGGCAGCTTGAAGAGATGCGGCAGCAACTGGGAAGCAAGCAATCCAAGCAGTCGGAGGCAGCACCTGAGTCGTCAGACGATGACAGCTGGCTCGACAGTTTGCTGGGTGAAGAAGAGGATGGTGATGGGCACGCAGATCGATTCAGTTCGATCGAAGAGCGCATCGCCAAATTCGAGGTTGCCCAAGCCAGAGTAGAACTAACCGAGGAAGTGGGTGCTGCGCGCACTGACTACCCTGGGGTTCCAGAGGAACTTCTTCTACAGGCAGTTATTCAAGATCCAACGGTGAACGTGCGCGAAGTTGCTGAACATTATTCAGCATTCATCGCCTCGATCGAAGAGGCAGCGTTGGCTCGACATGTAAAGGGTGGGAAATCTGTTGTGGAGGAGAAAGCGGCACCGCCGCCTAGACCTCCCTCAACTGGCTCGAGCGGCGGAAACGAGATGCTCGGGGCAGATGACGCCAGGCCAACCACCCTGAAAGATGCGAGCTCCGCTGCCAGACAATGGCTTTCAAAGGCGGGCTGGTAGCCCGCCAGGGTAATAGGTAACGACAATGGCAGCATTTCCTGGCGCAAGCATTGCGACCACAGTCAACAGTATCAACAAGATACTGAAAGAGTTCTATCTCGGGCCGATTCAGAATCAGCTCAACAACGAGGTCATGGCCGTCGAGATGTTCGACAAGGGCAGTTTCGATTGGGCCGGCAAGCAAGTGGTCATCCCGCTCAAGGTGGGTCGGAACACGGGTGTCGGCTATCGCGGCGAAGCGGACAGCACCAGTGATTCGGACGTGACGCTGCCTACCGCTGGCAAGCAGATTTACGACCAGATCAACTGCACGTCGAGCTTCCTCTATGGGCGTTTCGCCCTGACGGGACCGGCGATTGCCAGCGCTCGCAAGGGTGGCAAGAACAGCTTCATTGGCGCCCTCGATGGTGAGATGGAGGGGTTGGTCGACGATGTCAAAAACCTCGCCAACGAGACCTTCTTCATGGGTGGCGGCGTTGTTGGCTTCCTCACTCAGCACCGGGCTGGAACGGGAACCACTGACAAGTTTGATGGTGGCGGCGCCAGCAACAGTACTGACCAGACCTGGCAGTACAGCGGGTCTTACCTGCCGTTTGCTGGCATTACTACGGGTGGTGCTCCTGCGGCCACAGACACCTGGGTTCACGTCGATCTGATTGACATGGACACCTATGAGTTGTTGAGGGTCGATGGCGCGGGCGCGAGCGACACCAACTCTGGCATCTTCGTCAGTGACAACACTGCCGCCCTGCGGGCTGCCGGAAGCCTGGTTCTTCAGTCTGTCGGCAGTATTGCTGCTGGTCCTGCACCCAACCAGAAGTTTACTACCGCCGGCGTTCCCGTTGGCGTTGGTATCGCGGTTCGGTTGAGCTCCTTCGTTGTGGAGGATATTGGCGGCACTCAGTTTGGCACCCAGATTGACTTCTCCAACCAGCCCTCCGGCATCTTCACCAACCTGGCCGACACGTCGTTGTTCAACATCGATCGTGGCGACACCGATGGTGGCGATGCGGTGATTCTGAAGTCAACGGTGTTCACGCAGTCCACTGCGGCGAATGGCGAGGCGGACGCTCTGAGCCTGTCTCGGTTGCAGAACCTTCTCGATGAGATTTACCTCTTGTCGGGGGCTACTCCGAATGTCTGGCTCATCAATCCGACCATGCGGCAGAAGTACATCGCGTTGTTGAATGCGAACATTCAGATGAACGCCCAGCAGCCGATCAAGGCCGCTGATGGTGGGTTCAGGGTTGATGGTCTCGGCTATGCCGGCATTCCGTTCAAGGTGAGTCGTCACTGCCCTCGAGGCATGTGGATTGCCCTGAAGACGGACAGTTGGAAGATGGCAGAGCTCCAGGCTGGCGGGTTCGCTGACGACGACGGCGCGGTGTTGAGCCGCGAGTCGGGCAAGGATGCTTGGGAAGGTTTCTACCGCTGGTACTACCAGTTGGTGTGTTCCAGGCCCAACAACAACGGCATTCTGGTTGGCATCGAACTGCCGTAATGCTACTGTGGAGGCGCCACACCTCCTCTGTGCGCGTGGGGGCAACCATGCTTGATGTTACGTTAGGCATGGTTGCCCTCACTCTCCTGCACTGCAACTTCCTCATCTTCACCTTCATGCGAAGGCACCAGGAAGAAGAGCGGCGCCTCAAGGAGCGTATCGCGGTGACCGACATAGTCGGGCCGTGGGAGGACTTGGCCGATGGCTGAAAACCCCATCTATGGACCTCCACCGCAGACTCAAAACCAAAGCACTGCAGGGTATCTGGCAAACAGGGGTAAGGCGGCGAGGGACGCTCTGTCCCAACGGTCAGCGCAGCAAGAGGAAGAGAGCAAGGCGCAGACCGCCGAGGGCTCTGGCCAGCTTGGCGGCATCATCGCCTCGCTTGCGGCTCTTTTGACTCAGAACTATGCTGCAATTCCAGCTGCATATCAGGTTGGAAAGACGGGCACCGAGGCTGTGGTGGCAGGGCTTCAGGGAGATCCCAAAACGGCTCTGAACAAAGGCATGTATGCGGCCAGCGGCGCACAGTCCATATACAAAAAGCAGCAGGCTTAGATGGCGTTTGAGTATCCCAAAAACCTGAAGACCCTTCTTCAAAGCAGCGCATCTCAGCGTCGTTCGACATCTCGAGTATGGGACTTGTGCGTCCTGTACCTAGAAGGCAAGCAGCACCTGGACTGGGACACCACCAGGAAGCGCTTCAGCACCAGCGACCGATATCGCTCAGAGCGGGTGACGGTCAACCGAATCATTGGCATCTATCGGACGGTCTTGTCGAAACTCGACACGGCATATCCAAGCGTTGCGGTGCTGCCGGCGAGCAACTCCTGGGAGGACATCACTCGAGCGCTCGCCTCTGAGCAAGCGCTTCACTACTATTGGGCCAACGCCAAGATAAAGTATACCATCCAAGAGGCTATCGGTTGGATGCTGACCACCGGCAACGTGGCTCTCCACACCTTCTACAGCAAGGAAGAGGGCAGAATCATTACCAATGTGGTGCGCCCCTACGACCTCTTCTTTGAAAAGAATGCGTCGAGTTGGGATGAGAGTGACTGGGTCTCCGTTCGCTCTATCGTCAAGCGCGATGACCTCAAGGAAGCCTACCCCGACAAGGCCGAGGAAATCGACGCAGTGGCCGAGGCGCAGACCGACGAGTTAGGCACCAAGATACCAACCGGGCGCGTCGAGCTCTACGAGACCCACTGGCACAACGGCAAGTACGCCATCTCCATTGGAAGCACCTATCTGTACAAGGGAACGTGCCCGGGCAACATAATGCCCATCCAGTTCATTCGATACACCAAGATACCAAACAGGATATGGGGCATCGGCCTGGTCAGCGGCCTGATTGACCTACAGAACCAGTACAACCGCTCGCGCAGTCAGCAAATGCTCAATGTGCGCTTGATGTCCAACCCCGTTTGGCTCATCCCCAAGACCGCTGGCGTCAGTCGCATTCAGAACCGGGTTGGCGAGAACGTCTACTACAACGCCGCTGGCGGCAAGCCAGAGCGAGTTGCGGCGCCACCTCTGCCTGGCTACGTTGGCGAGAACGTGATGCAGCTTCACAACGAGATGATGGATGTTGCTGGCGTTCACAACACGTCGCTAGGCAAGCGCGCTATCGGCATCACCAGCGGAAAAGCCATCGAAGCGCTTACCGCACAGGACACCAGTCAACTCGACTCGACCATGCAGGAAATCGAGAAGGCTGTCGCTGAGATGGCGAGGGTTGCCCTCGTATTGATGAAGACCTACTACGACGAGCCCCGCATGATCAGGATGATGGACAACGCTGGCGCCGTCATTCACAAAGAGCTGAGTGGCACGTCCCTAGTCACCACCCCCGAGATTCACATCGAGGCTGGCTCTTTGTTCAGGAAAGAGGCGCAAGACAGGGACGCGAAGGTCATGGACTTGCTCGAGGCTCAGTTGATAACTCCAGAGCAAGCGCTCAAGGAATTGAGCTTCCGCACGGCAAACACCTTTATTCTCGACAAGATGCAGTCATTGTCACATGCGATGGACATGCTCGATGCGGCCAAGTCAGGCTTGCGAATTGAAATCTTCCCAGAGGACGACCTGGCGTCATTCGCGGAGGTGTTTGGCCAGTTCATTCGCTCTGAGGCGTACTATTCGCTGGACGCAGAGAAGCAGAACTATATCAGGGACATCTTTGTGAGCATCACCACCTTTGGACAGGCGCCAGAGGCATACGCAATGGCCCAACAGCAGAAGGTGTTCCCTCGCCAAGAAGAACCCTCCGATGTTGCCCAGACCATCTCCGTGACAGAAAGCGCTGACGCTCAAGGCCAGATTGCCACCGAAGACGTAGAACTGCAGCAAATGAAGGCCCAGGCGGGGTCAGTTCAGGGCATGAGAGGGCCAGCATGAACACGGGTGAGGTAGCAAGCCTGTTTCGCGGCTATACCGACGAGGCAGACAAGACGTTCCTCACCGACGCTGACGTGGCGCTTTATCTCGACATTGGCTACCGTCAGTTCCGTAGATACGTCAACACGCTCATGCCGCCCGCCTATGCGGCCCAGGTCGACATTGAACTAGTCGACGCCGACAGTTACAACCTGGCGACCGGCGCGGTCAAATTGCTTGGGTCATCAGCGACCACCAAGCTGCACAAGCTCTTGGGCATCTCTTCACTGGACAGCGCCGACAACGTCTCTCTGTTTTACACAGCCGTGGCGAGCAGGGAAGTGTTGATGGACATGGTCACCTTTGGTGGCGGCTTGTACTGCTTTGAAAACTCTACTCTTTATTTCTCCACCAAGATGACGCGAACCTTTCGCCTCACCTACATCCCGCAACCAACGGTGGACTTTTCGGCGGCATCGGCGTTCATCGATGATTACGAATCATTTCACGACCTTATCGCGTTGCTAGCCTATGACCAGTATGCGGTGCGCGATACAGCAACCAACCTGCAATTGGCACCGTTGCTGAACAGGAGGATCGCGGAATTTCAAGACTTTCTCTCTGTTGGGCGAACTCCAGATGCCTATGCCACCGTCATAGACACACAGAATTGGTGATGCGATGAGTTGGCAAGAGGTCGCCACCATCACCACCGCGCTCGGCTTTCTGATAACGATTGCTGCCATAGGGTGGAGGGCCGGCAGTTTCCTGCGCTCGATTGACCACAAGGTGGACATCGCCACGGTTCTGATCCAGCGCCACGATGAAATGCTTGACGCAGCCACGAAGAGCAGGCACGAAATGCACCAGAGCATCCATGAGTTGCAAACCTGGGCACAGGTCCATGAGAAGAGACACGCATGACCGAAGGGCACAACCGACTCAACCCAATCGAGTCCAAGATGGGTCAGATTGAGGGCTGGATTGAGGCGCAGAAGAAATGAACGCAGCGGAGTGGCTAAAGAGAAGAGTCGAGCAGGGCAAACTCTCCTGGGACCAACTGGCTAGGGTTGTTGAGTTCGCTCAAACAGAACTTGGAGTGTCGGCAGACGGCAAGTGGGGGGCTAAGAGCGCCGCAGCCCTGCTAGAGTGCGTGGGACCGCCACCAGCCGTGGTTATCCCCATCCCAAAGGGAAGGGCGGCTGTCAGGCGCACCTACGGCTCGTTCTCGTGGGAGTGGGACGGGAACCCCAGGGACCGTAGGGTCAAGGCAGACCCGGCTTGGATAAGAAAGAACATCAAGACATTTGTGCTTCACGATGGGCGCAAGCGCCGACTGCACCGCCTGGTCGGAGACGAGTTCATTGAGCTTTTTAAGAAGGCTTGCGGGGTGTCTGGCTACACCCCCAAAAGCGTGCAGACATTCAACCCTCGCCTGATCCGGGCGAAAGAGGGCTCAAACTTGAGCTACCACAGTTACGGGATCGCCGTAGACTTCGATAGCCGCGCCAATCCGTGGGGCGGGGTCCAGGCGAATGGGGAGCCGTCGTTGATGCGTCAACACCCCGATTTCTTTCGGACTTTTGAAGAGGCAAATTGGACTTGGGGTGGTCGGTGGAGGTCCAAAAAGGGTACTAAAAAAGTCGCGGGCATAGTGGGTGCTGGGGACGATATGCACTTTGAGAGGAAGCAGTGAATTATATTACGGAAAACTGGGAACACATTGCAGCTATCGCCTTGGGTGTACATGCCCTGGCGTCTGCCATCACCGCCATGACTCCGACACCGGAAGACGACAAGTGGGTTGCCAAGGTGTATAAGGTTGTGGAAATGCTGGCGTTAGTCGTTGGCAAGGCGAAGCACAGTGGCAACGGTAAGAGCGTTTCTTGAAGCGCTTACGTTGGCGCTAAGGGCGCTGACGCCGTTTCTTGCGGAGCTGGCGGTTGATGCCAGGCGCAAGAGGCTCGAGGCCGAGTATCGGGGGCGTGTCGATGGGATTGCCGATGCGCTGGGGAAAGAGGATGCTGTTGGGGTTAGCGCTGCTTGGGCTGCCTTTGATGACGACCTCTTGTCAGGGGGCATCACAACCGAGGACGATAGTGGTTCAGAAGGGTGAAATCACGCGACTCGACGATGGCGGCTATCGTGTCACCGCCGGATGGATGCACCATAGGATGCAGGTTGAGGCCGCTTTGAAGGGGGCGCTTGACAGGTGTCAGACACGACTGGAGAGGTTCCAATGAGATCGCTACTGTTTCTGTTTTTCATCTTGGTGATGCTCGGCTGCACAAAGGTTGCCGAGAAAACTGTTGAAACCAAGGATGGCGATGCGGTTGACTTGCCGCACAGCGCCAGCCAGACCGGAATGCCAGAGGATGCCACTGCCGACAAGGGATGAACGATGGCCGTCACGGGCACAGAACTTGAAATCATTGCGGCTGGCCTCAACGTAAACCGGGTCGATAAGGGTACATACGTCCAGAATCTCGAGGTCAAAGAGAACACCTGGCGCGTTCGTTCTGGTTTCGGCCAGGTCGGCCAGTTCGATACTGGTCTTGGGCTCACGACCGGCCAGTCTGGCAACTACGGCTACACCAAGCACCTCGGCAGCCATTCAATCCTCACTGACTTTGGCGACATCCAAATCATCTCTGTGATGTCTGGCCGCGCCTTCACTGGCGAAGAGGAAGACCAAGGCACCTGGCATGACCTGTACTTCGTCAGCATCTTCGACGTGACGACACGCAGCAGGTGGGAGGACGTGATCATCGTCCACACCTCCCAGTTCAACGAGTCGATACGGTCGATGCCGCAATGGCACGGGGTATACGAGAGCGACCGCAACAAGAACTACGAGAGCTATCCGCGCTCGCTGGAAAAGCCCATCTTTTTCACCGAGTTTGGCGACATGCTTCTTTTCGGCAATGAAAACATGGGGATGTATGGCTACAATCCCGCGACCTTCTACAAGGGTCGGCGCAAGCAGACTGACGGCATCGCCACCAACGACTGGAAGACTCCATACAGCGAGTCGAGCCTGATATGGGTGGTTCATCCAACAGACGGCTTGTTTGCGAATGAATGGAAGTACATGAACACGTCGTCTTTCCCGGTGCCGGTCGATGCCGTGATGACCAAGGAGTTCCGCATCGCGATGGCGGCTGGCAAGGAAGTGTTCTTCAGTGACAGTGGAATGCCTGCGTCCATCATTACGGACAACGTCATTCAGATTCCTACGGACAGGCCAATCGTGGCTATCGAGGAGATGTTGGGCAGTTTGCTTATCTTCACCGAAAGCGAACTGTTTCACTACACCCCTCCGCTGGATGTGCTGCAAGTTGGCGGTCGGATGACGCGACTCTCAGACAGCATTGGCGCTTTGTCGCCATCTGCCATGACCAAGGGCGACGAGGTGTTGTATTGGGCCGACAGGAATGGCATCTATTCGACTGACGGGTCGATGTCCATCACAACGCTCTCCGAAGACATTGCGCCGCTGTTCTACGACCAAATCAGCTCTCCGATGACCTCGTACTATGTGGACTCTGGCTTTACGACTCTGGCAGGCGCACAGCCGCGTCTCACCTACGACCTCAAGGACAAGGCGTTCATCAACCTGGCTTACGATGCAACGCTGAACAATCTGTTCGTTGCGGCGCCCCTTCAGAACGCCATCCTGGCACTCAATGGCGCGTCCTGGTCGCTCTGGCCGCTCGAGAGCTCCATCTCGCCCACTCAAGATGTCGTTGGCGTCACCGCAAACATCGAGAATCCTTGGGTTGTTGCTCGAGATGGCGAGGTGTTTGTCGTTGGTTCAGTCGAGACCTACAACACGGACGATGTGTCGGTGAACTACTCCACGGGCTCGGCGGTGGACAATGACCTCAACGCCAAGAGTTACTCTTACTATGTGCTCCAGCTTGGCATTGGTGGCTCGCTCGACAGAACCGTTGATATCTCTGAAGACAATCGGACGATGGCTGGCTACTACAAGAAGCACGCGGGGGTGGTGACGGGCAGTGATGGCTACTTCTTCCTCGATGAGCCCATCGAGTTGCCTGACAACTTCTGGTTCTCTCCGCCGGTAACTGCCAGCAATGTGGTGCTGTTCCCGTTGCGGATAGTGCCTGACACACGGTCTGCAACCTATGCTGGCGCCATCTTAGACCTCGACCTGGTCTTTACCTTTGATGACTCTCATTGGGAACCAGTTCTGATTACTGATACCGATCAGATTGATGTCATCCTGCCTCCAACCAGAACGCCAAATGGGCCGGGTTGGGGTCTTGCGCCAGGAACCCCTCAAGCGACTGCCGAGGTGACCTACACGTCAGCGAGTCATCAGATTGAATTGCGGTGGTCTGGTGCTTATCGTCACACGCAGACTGGATCTTTCAGTTGGCAGGTCAATGTTGGTGGAACGGACTATGCGGTGATGAACTGCAACAGGGACTACAAGAACGACCTCCTCTTCCTACCCTTCAAGCGAAAGGTTCAGCCGCCAACGAACGCCACCATGTCGATGGGGATCACACCAACAGTCGCCACCATGATGGATTATGGTGGAACAAGCCGCAACATGGGTTTCTACACCTGGGAGTACGCCAGCATAAACAACAGGCACAGCGCTGATGACGTTGCTCAACCGATCGACTGGTGCATGAAGAGCGCACAGGTTGGTCTTGATATTGACGGCCAGGTCAAGAGCCGTGGGGTGTATGCCAGGTTCCTTTCTCACGGTCGAGGCGACGTGCAGCAAGGGGTGACCTGGCGACACGGCTTGATCAACGCTGTGCTCGGCTCAGACTGGAAAGATTGGGTTAGTCAGATTATTGACTACGACGATGACATCCAAGAGGCGCACTCCAAGACTCCGTTGATAGCTGGCACCTATATCAATGGCATTCGCACTCGCATCATTGTGAGTGGCATTGAGTTGTACAAGACCTTCAACAACCAGACTGCCGACATCCTGTGGGGCGACCGTAGCCAGCCGACCGAGGGCAACTACCTTATCGATGACGAGGAGTACGACGTTCTGTCCATCTCTGAGTCGGTCAAGGGAGACAGTTTCAGTTGGATGTTGTTTGGTCATCTGAGAAACCGTGCGGAGAAGCTCGTCGTTGGCTCGATAAAGGCTGTTCTGCGTCCCGCTGGCGGGCGCAGGAGGACTGGACGATGACGCTCATCCCGCCAGCGCACAAGCAGGTTCTCGAGTCCATATTCAACCCAACCAAGGGGGAGTTGGAGAATGTCGCAATCAGAGAGGATGTTGCGCGCCTGGTCAGCTCTCTTGGCGAGCGCATCTTGCTTCCAGAGGATGCCTACAAGAGCCTGAAGACGGCAGACAACCGAATGTTCATGGGCAGTGGCGACCACCCTGGGATAAAGGTTGACGCCGACGACACCCTGTTCGTTGCTGCGCCTGGTGTGCGCGTGACCAGGAAGGTTGTCATCGAAGAGTCGTGTGTGTTTTCTGGCATTCACTTTACATCTACCGCCATTGAGGACTCCAACAACACCGACGTGTTGGTCGATATCACCACCTCAAGGGCTACTGTCATCTTTGAAAGATGTGTTTTTGAGAAGGGGCCGACTCATGCTACAAATGCGGTGAACATCGCAGCCGGGTCCAAGGCGCAGTTTATTGGCTGTATCTTTCGCCCGGTGATGACTTCGACTGGCGTTGTCATCAACAACGCTGGCGTCCCGGCAGATGTAAACACCGTTGCGTGCAGCAACATCACGGGCAGGCTGCATAACAACGTGACGAACATTGCGGAGACAACGTGAGCAGCAGCATCCGTAGATTGACGCGCGAGCAGTTTGCCGATGGGACCACCATCGACGGCAATCGGCTCGAGGGTGCGCTCGATGACGTCGTCAACCGGGTCAATGCGGTCCAGATTGGCGACCTCAAGCGCCGCTTCTTTCAAACCCAGTATGTGGGCGGTTACATGCCGATGCCAAAGAGGGCGTATGGCGACGTTCTGTTGGGTGCCCCTGGCGTTCAGGACGTGTTCCCCTGGTTGCCGGTGTATAACGGCAGGGAGACAACCACAAACGCTGCTGCGGACGATTTTGTCACCCCTGCTGCCGGGTTCAGCAATCGCTATCGGATGAAAGGGACGTTCAATGACGACATTGAGCCCGAACGGATTGATGCGGAATATCTTTTTGATCAATTTGTTTGGTCCTCTTCGATGTTCTTCTTTCGACCATGCGTTGTGGTGGGTGTCTCTGTTTTCGTTCATGTTGATGGTGTTGAGTATGAAAACGACTTGGCGTACTCCGCTGGTGCACCTCCAGAGCACAAGACTCCCAGCGGAACCTTGCGTGACTTTGTCGCAGAATTGAGCGTTGACAACCCCGTCTCTCAAGAGGCTCGCAATCTCAATGACATTGAGTACCATAGGGTCAACTTTCGTTTTGATTCTCGCAGGTTCTCCAACCTTGGCGGCGTCAACGGGACCGAGCCTGGCTCTCATACACCAACGGACATGAGCCCTGCCCATCCGGTCAATGACGGTGAGGTGCTAACGCTTGGCGGCATGTGGCTTGACGACCAGAACCTGAACATTCCGATCCATGAGGGTGCTAGGGTCCGATTGAACTTTTTGATTCCACAATATGGCGGCGTCTATCCTTCTGGTTGGGACGACGGAGACACTTATCAGGGACAATACTGGTCATGGACCCTGACTGTCCTCGAGGAGATAGAATAATGGCGAAGACAATCTATGCGTTGATCAACATGAAGAACCACAAGTCTTATATTGGCGTCTGCAGTGGATATGTCGGGGATGCTCTCGACAACTTGCGCCGAGACTTGGCCAATGGCGATGGGCCGAACAAGGACATGCAGGCCGACTGGGACAAGCAGGGTGGGCAGCACTTTGTTCGTCGCGTTGTTGAAAAGGTCGAAGACTCCGAGGCGTCCAAGGCGATGAAGTATCACATCGAAAGGACGGGTGGCGATTACAACGTCGTTGAGGTGGCGCCCAAGCCCGTCGCCAAGCCCAAGCCCGTCGCCAAGCCCGTCGCGAAGAAGAAGAAGAAGAAGAAGAAGTAATGGCAAAGGTTACCAAGGAAAACCTGACCCGAGGGGTCAAGCTGACGACTCAGCACGTCTTTACGCCTTTGACGGCGATTGAGACTGAGCTGGAGGATGTCAACATTGAGGCCGACCAGGTCAATGTTGAGGGTGGTTCGTTTCGGGTAAATCTGAACATCCCGTGCATAGACAGCTCTGCCTTTCCAACGCTCAATGTGTCGAACTATTCAGAGCCTTTGCGTATTGAACACTCCATCCCCTTTACGCTACCTCCGCTTCAGGCGTTCTTTGACGAGCGAGGGACCACCGGGGTGCCGTCCCTGGTGCTCGAGGAGTTCAGCTTCTCGTTTGACCAGCGGGCCGAACCAGCGGCAATCGCTGACTATTTCTTTAAGAGCGGTGGCGACGAGGGGAAGAGGGACGGTTATTTGAACTACGAGCACTTGGATGCTTATGAAATCGAGGTTGCCCTGGTGGAAAAGCCGGTCATCGCCAAGATGGCCAATGCCGGGTACGTCCCTCAGAGAGAGATATTTTCGGTGAGTCTGCGCTCTTCGTTGTTTGTCGGTAAGCTGCGACGTGCCAATCCGATGGTGCTTCCCAACATCAATAAGTCGATCGATCCGTTCAGAAGCTACCTGCTGATGATTCACGCGCCTAACCTGCTCTCTGCGACCAGCAAGGCCGCGATGCCGTCCATTCAGGTCTCTATGAAGTTTCGCCACGAGCTGGTGGTGCGCGACAAGATGGCCAGCGTCACAGTCCAGAACATGCCGACGCACAATGGCGCCCAAGCCGGCCCATCCATCACCATTGGCAACCCCGCTGGTGATGATGTTATCACCGCCGACACCGCCGATGGCGTGCAGTTTTCGATTCATGCCCTCGATGATGTCTTTGTCGATGGTCTGAAGGGTGGTTACGGCAAAGACAGTGCTCCGTCTCCGAAAGAGGAAATCAAAGACGACAGCTGTTACGACGTGATTGCCGTGCCGATGTGGTCGAACTTCACCGCACAGCGCTATATGAGCAGTTACTCTGACCCAGATGCCGACCCGGCGTATTCCATTGGCGATGCGAGCAGTCTGCCATACGTTGGCGATGAGACCGACGACCCAACCTGCGATCGACGGATCATCCCGATCAACTACCCCTTTGTCGTTCACCACGTCATTGCGGCGGTGAGTTATGCTGCGCCTGGCAACACTCGAGAGCCCACGCACCCCAAGTCGAAAACCTTCCTAAATGAGGTTGGTGTGGGCATTGGCACTGGATTCATGGGTGATTTGTTTGAGTATCAGCAAGTTGCCTATGGCAAGTGGACGCCTCCTGGTGGCGCCAGTCCGAAGGCCGCTGTGACCATCGACCAGATCAAGGCTAGAGAAAATGGCCTGTTGAGCCAGGATAGCGACGAGCCGTGGGACTACGAGCTCATTAGTATTCCCTTGGTCAAGAATGGTGCCACTGAGACCGGCACTGGCTACGTTAGTCAGGGCAAGCCGTTTTTCATTGGAAAGGCAACGAATCTGTATAGCGCAGCGGTGCCAGCGTCGGTGCGGCGAACGTCTTGCGGTAACGTATCGAACGTCACGGGCATCCCTCTCACGCAGGGGTGTGAGCAGTTTGTAGAGGTGCGTTGGGCGTTTGGCGACCCGACGCAGGGTTTGTTGGCGTCTGAAGATCCAGTCGTTGATGGCATTCAGTCGTCTGGAGAAATCTATGTTGGATATGGCGGCTTTTGGGTGTACATAATTGGCAAGAAAGCCCTCGCGGGCTCGCCTGATGACATTCCGCTGTAAGGGGTTGAGATGGCTGTTCAAAATGTAAAGCCGACACCGTTCAAGTCAGACGCGATATTGAGGAAAGAAGAGGTACTTGGTGTCGCCAAGACAGCCAAAGAGCGCGCTGACGAGCGCGCCAAGGCAGCCCGAGAGCGTCTCGACCGATTGCGCGGTGGTTTCGGTGGTCAGCGGGAGTCTCTGGTGGGGCGTCAGGAAGCGGCCAGACTCGAGACGCAGCGGGCTGGCGGGCGCAATGTGGCGAGGGCGGTGGCTAGTACGCCGTTCAGCGGTGCCACCAGCTCGATTGTGGCCGCAGAGAGCGTTCAAGAGAGGCTCGACAAGCAACAGCAGGAGGCGGCTCTCAGGGGTGAGGCGGCGCTTGCACAGTTGCAGGCGACTCAGTTGGGGCAAGAGCAGGCCGGCATTAAGGATGTGGAGAAGGCAGAGGACGTTGCCCTCGAGCAAACGGCACTGGAGATCAAGGCCAGAGAGGACTTGCCGAAGATGGCCGAGCAGCATGACATAAATATCGGCACTGAGACGGCTGAGATAAATAAAATTATCTCAGAAAATGAGCACAACATCTTCATGGGTGGAGATGACCCAGGCAAGGCGGCTGGCGCGATTGAGGCGCGGGCTGTGACCTACAAAAACACCGATCCCAAAATGTACAAAATGCTTCTGTACGTTGCCGATGCCGTCCGCGCCAATGACCTGCCGAGAGAGTTTTCAAGCACGGGAGGTATTGGCTCTGGCACGGCTATCTCTCTGACGCGAGGGTCCTGGCCATGGGTGCAGGGCATGGAGCCGATCGACCCGAATCTGGAGTATATCGATGCCGCCACCGGAGAGGTTATTGAAAATCCAACCGCTGGACCCGTGGGCGAGTGGGCTCAATACGGCTACTAGGACAAGATAATGGCACGCATCATACCGATCGACACCGCGCCGTTTCAACAGCGCCAAATTATTCCGCGCCCACAGCAACCCGCTGGCCAGGGCTTGCGTGATGCCGCGCAGAACGCACAGAGCATTGGTGCCATCATAAAAGCCCTGAGTCTTGCGTCAGACTTCTTTGGGCCAGCTGTTACTGGAGCCAGCAAAGGTGTAGACGCCCTGAGAAGCGCACCAAAGCAGCGTGCAGCGCTCGACCAAGCCGCACAAGCGAGAGCCAAAGCACAACGACAGAAGGGTGTTGCTGTTGGTGCGGAAGACAGGGCTCAGTACGATGCCATGCGTAAGAGCAGAGGCATCGCCCCCGCCTATGCCGGTGAACTTGGCCAGCCAGGTCCGCTTACGGAAGATGAACTTCTTTCTATCGACGTGATCGTGAAAAATACCGGGGCGACCAGGAAAGACGCAACAGCCCAGGTCAAAGCAAAGAAACTGGAAGACTTCCAGTCACAGCAAGCGGTCACAGCGCGAAGACGTGAGGTGCGGCGCGGCCCGCAACTGCCAGGTCTCACCGAGAGCCAGCGCCAAATCGTTATGCGCGAACCTGCCGGTGAGCGGCGCCGGGCAGCTCTTAGGCGTGTTCTTGAGACGCCTGTTCGTCAAACGTATGAAGAGAGCCAGCGGCGCGAGAAAATGAGTGCCGAGGACAGGAAGGCGTTGGAGGCAGAGGAGCGGCGCGAAATCACAACGCCACCAAAAACCGCACTCACCACCCCAACGCCAACACCCAGTCAACTGGGCCAGCAGATGCCCTCATATGCAGAGCGCATGAAACCACGCGCCCTGACCGAGGGCCAACTGCAGCAGGCTGGCGCCGCTGCCGTCGAGCGCGAGGGCAAGTACAACTTCAATGAACTCAAGCGCAGGGCTGCATTGGCGACAGACCAGAAGCAGCTTGACCAAGTCATGCAACTGTTTGAGCGCTCTGGCGGCATTGGCGTTCATCCAGAGACCGTTGGTGAGATATTCAGCGGCGCCCACCTGGACAGAGCCCGCAAAGAGCTGGCCGGTCACACCAAGCGGTTTGTCCCGCAGAGCGCGCTCGAGGCTGAGAGGGTAAGGACTGCACAGCAAAGGACGAAGTGGCGCAAGGAGACTACAAAGTCGGCAGAGCAACTTACGAAAATAAGAAAGCAAAAGGCGAAAGACTTGAAGGACCGGGCGCAACACAAAGTCGACATCTTGAAGGAGCGTCTAGCCATCCTCAAGGCCAGGCGCTCTAGCGCCGAGAATAGGGAAGATGTCGATAAGCAGACCAAGCAGGTCAGGATAGACCTCGAGCAGGCGAAGCTGGACCTCAAGAATGCTCAAGCGAGGGCGGCAGCGGGTCGGACGGCAGCATCTTACGCTTCAGCGGCCAGGTCGAGGGCGGCAAAGGACGCGCAAACAGCACTGACTAACGTCAGGAACTCAAAGGTGGCTCTCTCTCAAAGACAAAAAGATGATGTTGCCAGGACCAAGAGGCTCTTGCTGGAACAAAACGCTGACCAGAAGAGGCTAGACGACCTTGAGTCAACGAAAGTCGGCCAAGGCAAGGTTAACATTGATGATATCGATGAGAAGAAGCGGCCCGCTGAGAGACAGAAAAGGGGTGCGACAGAGGCGAACATAACGAAGGTGCGCGCTCGCATCGCGAAGCGAGTCACTGAGCTAGATAAACTCGCGAAAAGGCTGAAGAAGATACCGAAGGCGAAGAAGGCGAAGAAGACGAAGAAACCCATGGGCACGTCGAGTGCTCGCAGCGTGCTGCCCGCTGAATACACGACGAAGACATCGAAGAAGACGGAGCCGCCGGTCTTCCTCCCTGGCGATAAATCATAGCAATGGCCACTCCAGCAAAAACCGCCCCCGAGCAATCGAAGTGGACAAGCCTTCGTGACTTTGTCGCTCAGGACGTGAAGTTTGGCCACACGCGGGAAGAGGCGCTGCGTAAGGCAGTCGGTCGCCTCACAGACCTGGGTGTTGATGTAGAGCGCACCGACAGGCGCGTCATCGAAGAGATGTTCGACGTAGATGTCGATGAAATCAAACAGCGGTTGCCGGGATGGGTCTATGCCAAACTCCCCGTAGACATGTCGGTGCTGCGGCCTGGCATGGAGAACATTGCCGCTGGCCTTGGCGCCCTCACAAAGCGCGCCCCCAAAAAGCCCAAAAAGCCAACCGAATACTCTCCGCAACAAAAGCGAATGCTTAAGGTTGCTGGCGGCAGCATCGATCGCACGTTCATTGATGACTACGACTCTATGGAGCAGTTTTTGTCCGACAAAGAGAGGTCTCCCTCGAGACCACTGACCCTGGAGGGGCAGGTTATACAGTGGCGCGAGTTCAATAAAGTGCCCCGAGACAAGGCAATGCTCCGAGTGCAGAGGCTGTTGGGGAAAAGCAAAGCCGAAATGGCTGAGATGACCGAGGACGATTATAAAGTCCCGATGCGAAAGGTCGCTGCCCAATACCTCCAAAGAAGCGCTGAACTGGCGAAAAGGGCACCAAAGAAAGAGCCGACGACCAGGCCGACCGGCACATATACTCCTGGCGCGGTGACTGCCGGTGGAGCGCTCAGAGCCCAAGGTGGGCCAGGTTTCGCGCTTGCCAGCGACCTCGCCGCCAAGGCGGGGCGCGGTATCGCTGGTGCCGTTGGTGGTGTCGCTGGCGCCGCTGCTGCCATACCCGAGGGGGTGGGTGAGATAGTTGGACTCGACATCAAGGTTGCCAAGGCTCGTCTGGAAAACGACAGGAGGGCGCGCAAGGCGCGCAAAGCCGGGAGGGGCAAATTCAAGCCGGTGGACGTGGCGATGAAGGGAACGCTTTTCGGCGATGCATTTGATGTTTTCGGGGTTGCGGACATCCTAGAGCCCGAATCTACCCCCCAAAGCCACATCCTGCCGCTGCCAGAAAGGTTTGAGCTCGAGATGCGCGTTGCTGGAGCCAAAGGTCAGTTTGGTCCTGGCGTGATGAAAGTGTTCGATGAGTACGAAAACAACATCGAAGAGCGACTGGGTATGGCTGGATATGAGGCGGCCAGGTCGGATGTTGCTGAAGTCCAAGAGGCTCTTTTGGGTCTCGCCGCCTCTCTGGGTGGTCTAACGAGAAGCGGACGCGCCGACAAAGACTTTCTCGATGCGTTCTCCAAAGACTTCAAGGCCAGCAACCACATGTGGACTAACATGATTACCGGAGGCTTTGGCGCCACCGGAGCCTCGATAAAGATGCTTGCCACCGGCAAGGGTCTCGGCATGATCAAGGCTCGCCCCGTATCGACAGCTCTTATCTTTGCGCCGTTCGCCAAGGGTGTCGGCAGGTTGGCCAAGTCAGGTAATCGTGGGGCGATGGCGATTGCCAAAAAGTTCAACCTAAACAAGGTGGTCTCTACTCTCGACAAGATAGAGCAGGCGACCGAAGCGGTGACAACCAAGCCCGAGGGCTCGGCTTTCAACGTGTTTCGCGGTGGCTCAGAGCGTTTTCGCTGGAAGGGCGCTGAAGGGCAGCCGTTGCCGACATCGAAACCTGTTGCGTATTCCGTTGAAGCAGCACAGAGAATGCTTCACAGCGTCAAACAGGCCGGCGTTGGTCTGGTTTCGCTCTCAGGTCTCACCCCCGATGCGGTGGCTGCAGCGGTTGGCGTCCTGGTGCCCGAGGTGTCGAAGTTCCTGTGGGGCGAGATAAGCCCCGGTCGGCGGGCAGCGATTCAGCGCTGGCTAATCAGCACGTCGATAAACAAGAACAAGAACCTGGGCCAAATTATTGAGCAAATTGCCGACGACCCGGCGATAGCGAGGGCTGAAATTGAGAGCCTTGGCTCTGAGATGGCGGTTAGAACGAAGAAAGGCCAGGTCGAAATGGCCGAGGTGGTCGAGGGAGAGCCGACTGCGCCACCGCGCCGAGGACCACCACCAGAGGCCGGCCCAGAGCCACCCACTGAATCTCGCATAGAGGTAGCGAGAAGCGTGTATCCCGAGGAGTTTGCACAGCGTTGGGTAGATGACCTGAAAAAGGCAGACGCTGGCGACGAGGCAGCTAGCGCGCGTGTCGCGGAGCTCGAAGACGGTCTCATATCGGAGGGTTCAGAAGGCAAGAGAGCCGTGGACCGCATGGCCAGGGCGACGGTCGAAGAGGGGCAGACCGTGACGGGTGTTGCCGACAAGATAAGCCGTGGCGAAAAACTTACTCCAATGGAGGAGCAATACAGGAGAAACAACGCACAAGCCGTGGAAGCCGCCCTTGAGGAAGTGCGCCAGGCGCCACCCCGAGGAGAGCCACGCGAGCCACCAGGCCCGCCAGAGGTTCCTGAGAGAGTGCAAGCCCTTGAGGCGGCAGAGTGGTGGCTCAAAGAGGCAGAGCGCTCTGGAGAGGGCATAGAGGCCGCGCAAGCAGCAGTTGGTGAGGCCAAGGCGAACCTAAGAACTCCCATGGAGCAGAGGGGGCCGGTCGCAGAGCTTCAGGCGGCGTTGGAAAAGCTAGAGGAGACCAACTCGAGATGGTTTGAGGCCACCGAGAGGTGGGAAGACGCGGTGGACCGAAAGGATCCGTTCGCAGGGGGCTTTAGGAAAAAAGCAGACAACCTAAAGAACGAATTGGATGCCCAATCGAGGGAGGTCGCAAGGCTTGAGGATGCCGCTGGCATACCGGAGAGGGACTGGCAGGTGCCCCACGGGGATGAACTGATTGCGATTGAGGGGCCTGCTGCCAGGGCAGCACCAGAGCCCGTCGTAGAGACGCCACCAGAGGTGCCCAACGAGTTGCTAGACGCATACAGGAAGCACGACAAGCTTTACGACGAACTAATGGAGGTCACCAAAGCGGCGAGCAAGGCGCGTGCCAAGCCCGGCCTTGCCGTATTCAAAGACCCGATCCTGAAGGCTCTTCACGAAAAGTGGGGCGCAATCAGCGATGAGATAGCGCATCAGGATCGCGTGATTGCGGGTATAGAAAAAACAATTGAGTTACCGGAGAAATTCCGGCAGGCAGATCCTGACGCTGGCCCTCCCATATTCATCCGTTCAGCACCAGAGCCTGCCGCCAAGCCTGCCGCCAAGCCTGCCGCCCCAGAACGGGTTGACATTTATGGCGACCCCTTGCCGCCAGAGCCCCCCGCTGGCCGCAGCGCCGAAGCCGTCGCCGCCGCCGCCAAATTGGCACCACCGACCGCAAGGATGGCTGCCCGCGACCTGAAGGCACTCTACGACGCATACAACAACAAGGGAGAGGGCTGGTCAAAGAAACAACTCAGAGCCGCGAAGGCGAAGCTGACCAAACTATCCAGAAAGGTTGACCCCAACGCCCCAGAGGCGTCCTACGTTGATGTTCTTGGCACGCGCATGGGGCACAAAAACCCAATAAAGATATTGAAGGAGCGGGAGGGAGCCTCGAAGCGAGACACCCCACGCAAGGAACTGGCTGCGGCAGAGCGACTCAAAGGAGAGGTCGGCGCTGAGTATTCTAAGGCGCTAGATGCACTAGATGAGGCGAGGGCTAGAAACGACCAGTTCTTGGAGGGCTACCAGAAGAGAGCACGGCGTCTTCACGACCAAGAGCGTGCCTTAGACAGCGAGATATTTGGTGAGGGGGGGCTACAGGAGGCTGTCCACGGCCCTCCCTCGCGAAGCTGGATGGCTACCTATGCGCCAGAACGCTTGGCTGCCCTAGAGGCCGCGAAGGCAGCGCCAGAGCCCGTCGTAGAGCCCGTCGTAGAGCCCGTCGTAGAGCCCGCGCCACCCAAGAAACCGTCCAAGTTTGAGGTGGTGGAAGAAGATCCCTTTGGGGAGTGGAGCGTCGAAGATCCAGCCGCAGCAAAAGCCGAACTTCGCGCCGCAAGAGAGGGGTTGGAGGCGACAGAGAGGCATCAGGGAGAATTGAGAGGACATTCCGAGAAGGCCAGAGAAGAGTGGGTTCGCGCGGTTGAGGAGGGCAAGCGCGACACCCCCGAGGGAGTGAGGGCGAGCCACGACCTCGCGTCCGCTGACTACACTGAGATAGTCAACGACTATCAGGGACTCAAAAGGGCCGCGCTTGAGGGTTCTGAAAAAGCGAGGATCGATGCGTTGCTGGGTGAGTACACTACAGTTCTCGATCAATTTATGCGCGGGAAGGCCGACCTCGCCACGCTGAAATCGGCCAGAAAGAAATTTCACAACGCCACCGAGTCACTACCGGATGTGGCAGGTAAACAGAAGTTTGGCGCTGGCGACCCCTTTGAGATGGCCGAGCCTGGGGCCGCAGAGCCCCATTTTAGCGGCATCCCCGTCAGGCAACGACCACCACCAACAGCACCTGGCGTTGAGCCGACACCCCGTCCCGACCCGGTAGTCACCGAGTTGCTGCCCGAGGGGTTGGTGGATGTTGTCGTTATTAGCGATGACGGCCATTATGATGTCCTCGCAGGCAGAGCTGGCAAGCGGGCCGCTCGAGATGTGCCGGTCGAGACCACCTCGCCAGAGTTCAATTCTGCCATCGAAGAGGTCCACAAGGCGATCACCGACCTGAAGGTAGAGGGATTGCCAACCCGCTCGCTGGCGCGCACCAAGGCAGTTCTGACCGATGCGCTGAGAGATACCGGGCTGTACATCATGCACGACCCCAAGGTGCTCAAGTCGGTTATCGCCCATGTCGTCAGCAAACTGAATCTGAGCGCAAAGGCCAAGCGAGCCATTCTGAAAGACAAGGGATTCAGAGACCAAATCAGAAAATACGTCAGACACAGTCTGCAGAAGGGTCGCTCGCAGACTGCCACCTTCAAGGTCGCTGGGTCCGATGTTCACATCTCCCTGGACAATGCCGTCGCAGCTGTCGTCAAGTCGATGACCAAGAAACAGCTACGCAAAGCGCAGGCAAAGGCGATCAGCGTCGTTACCCAAAATCTCGCGCAGAATGCCTACACCTCGCGCATGGTGGGCGCCCTCGAGGGGCAGTGGCGCCGCTTTGGCAAGGACAGAGAGAAGTATGTTGCGGAGAAAGAGAAGGGCGGCATGACGACAGAAGAGGCTGGTCTGGCATGGGAAGCCGACTATTCGGGCGATGTCGTCCGCAACATGCTAGACGGGGAGCACCCGGCAATGCTGCAGATTGACGCCCAAGCAATCAGGAACACCATCGCCTTGAGGGGAAGGGGGGCGCCCTCCATCAAACAGTCAGCAATAGACAAATACACGCCAGAGGGGGCGACGTTTGCCGAGCAAACTGTAGTGGTCGAGGGGTTACAGAAGGTTGCCAAGGCTCTTGAAGAGGACTTCACCCCGGTGAGCAAGAAGGGGAAGCTGGATATGTATCTGCGCGAACTCTACAAAGAGGGGGGCACCGCTGAGAAGATATTTGGCCGTGAGAACCTGTCGGAGAGTCTCGAAAAGGGGTCCGTCCAGAAGGGGTTTGGGAGCACCCTGCGCGCAAATTTGTGGGTCGAGTCCACGATGAACGAGAATGCGGCCTTGTTGTGGAAGATAGATAGAACCGCTCGCGCCCATGTGCTGTCGTGGAACTTCCCAACTCACGTTCGCAACAAGATCCAAAACATCGTCTATTCGGGCCTCATGTTTGGCGAGACCCCGGTCGAGGTCATCGCCCACAGCGCCAAAGCCACCAAGCAATGGTTCGACTACAAGGCTGGAAAACTCAAGGCCGGCAGAGAGCTCGACAAGATGCGTGCGCTCGGCAGAACGGAATTGATGCAGACAACCATGATTGAGAGCGAGGTTGGTGTAGCCGGCACTCGAGACATATTCAACCTCAAAGAACATGCGCCTGGTGTAGCCAAGGTTCTGAAGATGCCCGACGAGGCATACGCCTTTGGCGACTCATCTGACAAGATCAACGTGGCATCGCGAATGTTTGATGTTGTTGAGCGCTCCGTATCAGACCTTGTAGATGGCGACTATTTGATGCTGGCTGTTGGAGCAGGGAAGCGGGTGCGACTCCAGAAGAAGGGGTTTGGCCTGTTCCTGAAGGGGCGCAAGTTGAACCGGCAACAACTCGACACCATCATAGCGCGAGCAGCGTCGAAGGTGGCGCAAGACATGTTCTTCAACTACCGGCAAGTGTCCATGTTGAATGAGGTGGTGCGCCGAATGCCCATCCTTTCGACGGGCTCATCGTTT